CTCCCAAGTCGAGGCCGAGCCCACTTGCGAGATCCTATGTACATATGTACTAGTTCTTTTTATTTTTTTCCTCTTTTTTTAAAGAATTGTTGACCTAACTAGGGGCTTGCCCTTCATATTGGTCGCTTTAAGCGGTGTCAGTATTCTCGTTGATCTGGCTAGCTTTCCATGCAACAAACTCAGCGTCTATATACTCATCCTCTCCGTACTGTGTTCCCCATAGAGACATTTCGTCGACGAACTTCGACCACTCGGCTTCGCCTGGAGCCTGGGCTTTTGTATCTTCTTGGTATCTTATTGAGACTTCCTCTTCAGTTGGGAACTCTATCTCGTGATATACAGAAGCGTTGGCACAGATAGGCTGAGCTTTGACAATTTCAGCAGCAGCGACGGGCGCGACCCAATCTGCAGCAAAGAACTTATGCAAAGCCATAACAGCCTTGCGGATCCCACTTAGTCTTGAGAGTCTATCCTTGATCGTGCTGTCAAGTAAGGTACCATAGTCTCGCATCACCCGGTCTATATCTAAGGCTTCACCCACACCAGCACTTATTCGCAAAGACGGGATTGTAACTTCATCCAATATCTCAGACATATGTGCATTTAAGCCCGACCTGCGATACGAAGCGCATAGATCGGTAGCGATAGCAAACAGTGTCAGTGACCACACGTCAGTCCAAGAACGGCCCTCAGTCTTGCACAGGATCCAAGCTCGCATACCGGCTGACATAGCTGACATCTCGCTCTTCTTGTCTCCTTCTACACCCAGAGCTCGCGTAGCATACTGTTCTGCCCACGAAGCCCAATAATCGGCTTGCGTGCGGGCACCTTTCATGAGTGTGGAATAAATACCTGCCATGGCACCTAGGTTGCCTGAAGCTACGGCATTGGTCGAATCAGAGACCCCCATCTTAGCTAGGGCAGGTTGTTGAGAAGTAGACAGTATTTGACAAGTCTTCTGGACATGCTCATCTGCGACAAAGTTGTTGTCTGCATATCTTAGGCAAGCTTGCAGAAGTTGCCCTAGAACTTTCTGCTCGGTAACACTGGAGAACGGAATGGCGTTGCGAGCAGCCTGAGTAACTAGGTCTACCTTCCTAGCAATGCTGGTGTCCGAGTGCGCCTCTATGGATGCTGATCTCACCTCTTCAGGAAGCCCACTGCCAGCGCCAGTTACAGCGCTTCTCATGATCAGGGCAGATACGGTACCATAAGGCAATGATTCAAGAACATCAAACGCGCTTAACCCAACTTCAGCACTAGCAGCGACGATGGGCAGGTCCAGTTTACCGGTCTCACCCTCGATATCTGTCCTTGCCGAGGCAGCAATCGTAGGTAAACTCTCAGCCAAGATTTGAGCAGCAGGTTGCCTGAGCGCTGCACCCCCTGTGTAAACAATATGTTCGACCGTAGGTCGTGTGGGCATCGAGATGTAGTGTTCTATATATTTCAACCCGTACCCACGAGAACAGCCGGAGGCGGCACCCAGGGCTATGTCTAAGATCGCAGCAGCTTTCAGAGTATATACGATAGACATAGGGTCTATCGTAGTGTTAGTTGATGCAGAGGCGGCAAAGAGCGAATGTGCATCAACGTGGACACTAGACACGAGGTTCGGCAAAGCCATGACAGAGTATGTTCGGCGTATAAGACGTCCGGATAGCCTTGCGCCCTTAACGCTGCTGTCTATGGGTGCCACGACAAATGGTATGTCGGATTTACCTACCCACAATCTGCCCCACAGGCTTGCCAGATGATGTGCCTCACCTCCTGCACTGTTGAGAGCCGCACATACCTTTAGCATCTTGCCATAAGCCGCAGTCAAAGGGTCCCATGTGTTGTTCTCAAGGCTTGGGAGAATCAGCAAAGGCTTGGACTCGTGGGATCGTGTGATTGCGCCGCCTGCTATGCCGTTGTACATAGTTGCCTTGCTTACCATGGGTATGTGCACGACAATAGGCGCACTCGTAACTTGGCCTTGGTGTGCGAGCAAGTCTTCAACACTAGGTAAGGTGTGATTCGTAGTCTGAGCTTGTATGCCAGCTAGTATCCTAGCGCGCAAAGAGTGAGCAATCTGCACACCAGTAGGTACAGGGACATTTTCCGGCCATAGTAACGCATACTTAGCAACCTTCTTGATCTGGCTGGTCACCTTACGGTTGTATGACCTTAGACTCCCTCCAAGTGCACGGCGTTCAGCAAAAGACGTATACATCAGGAGTGCTTCGCTGCTCTCAGCTCTAGCAGTAAGATTCCTGATTATAGCATGAGGCAGGGTCTCAGCATAAGCCGCCATGAGTGCAGCATCCATGCTCGAGGTCTGGACCAGTGACTTAATTGCGGCTTCGTACTGTGCTGAATTTGAATGCTGAAGTAGCGCACGCAGCTCGACGTCCTTGGTAGCGCGCCCGGCAGCTCGTGCGAGAAGTGATCTCACGTCACCATAGGTTGTTCCTTTAAGAGCGATATTGTAAGGGTCATCTATGAAGTGTACATAACCCGGCATGTCAAGCTCTGCGGTGCTAATTGCCTCAAGGATCCCACACATACTCCTAGCAAGCTGGGGAGAACTATGGATGAGAGTTCGAGCAATCCTGCTAACCGCGCCTAGGCCTGCATCTGCCGTGCAAGTTGCGACGCGAGTAGCCCATTGACCAAAGGTAGGGAATGACCAGCCGTATAGTCCTACGGGCAACCACGCAGTGACCAAAGAGTCAGTAGTCGTTACCTTAAACCCTCTGCCGGCAGCCATAGCAACTGATCTCAAGGCGTCAACAGCCGCCATAGTGTAACACATGATAGGATTAGCACCTCTGTCTGATGCACCGGCATAGGCACCAAACACGCTAGCGACGGCCTCAGGAAGAGTGACGAATTTGCGCTCACGCTCTACGTCTGCTTTAGCAAATATCTTGCAAGCAGTCAATATCTCTGCTCTGTACTCTTTACGTACTCTGAACAGACGGTTTAAGAAAGACATGCGGCGCCGACCGTAGAGAGTCTTTATTATATCTGGCTGAGGACCGAGCCTGGTATACGTATCAGTTATCTGTGCCACTACCTCTGCATCTGTCCTGCTCTTCTTATCTGCAGCAATGCCTATATCGTCTATCAGGACAACTCTCTCGATCGTTGTGCCTTTGTCAAGCTTGCCATTGTCCTTGCCTATAGCTACTGCAAACTGAGGGATGAAGCCATGCAACATGCTGTCTATGGTGACGAAGAAGCCCTGCACAGAGCCTTCGCATGTCTGCCATTCAGAATGGAAGCCAGAACGGTTCGTAACAAAGGTTGACTCGCTAAAAAACTTGCTTATACGCATCGTGTCCGGGATGTCGAAGAATGACATGAGTATATCGCCAAACCCCATCTCTAGGCGCCTGAACATCTGAGGAGACCAGCCTGTGATATCTAACGAGATGAGAACAGCGCCACTCTGTGCCTTAAGCAAAATTCGATCAACTGTGCGCTCGAATCGATGGACCCCCATACGACTCACGATACCGGGTATGAGCCGAGCTAGCCTAGAGACATTACGGTCGATCTCAGTGAAGACTTCTCGTGCAATATCGTCTTGAGAAACAGTCTCTCTCGTCGTACCCGTGCCAGTCTGAGAAAGGGCTATATCTTGGGCCGAGGCTACGTCCGCAGGCAAGCCTGTCTTTGTGTTCTCACGCTTGCTAGAAATGACACCAACGCGCTCTCCGAGGAGCTGTCCTGATTCCATAGACGCCCGCACAGCCTGAGGTGTGTGACAACCCGATAGCTTGGCACCGTACTTAAGCGCGTAACTCAGTTCTCTGGTGTCTTCTCTGGGAATTGACGCATTAGCCTCGATGCTCCCGTAGCGCGACTTGTCTGCAAAAACATGGAGGACATCTTGTGCGGTATAGTGCCACCATTCCAGATGTTTCATCCAGTTCAAACCCTTGGTGATGTGTGGGCCCCATCCGGATGCAGTGGCAGGATAAGAGAGCCGCCCTTGCTTGCAAGCCTTGACCCAGTCGTGTTCTTCGATATCAGCTGGCGCATCAACCCAGACCCAGTTTTCATCGGGGTGCGCTACCAGGACATGCGCACTTAACACGGTCTTGCAATACCTGAAGAATAGTGCCATGTGCTGTTCATCGTACACGCGTGCCTTTGTCATCTTCCCTTGCATGGCCTTGTCTTGTGTCGAAGGGTACGCGTCAGCAGCAGGAAGCAGGTTCCATGCAGTGCCTAAGTCTACAGCTAAGTCTTGTGGCCAATCTGCAATTAGATCATACCACAATGCTTCGCCTTGTGATGCTTCCTGTGCCTCAGCGCGAAGGGTTGCCAACTGTTTGCTTGCAAGCTCACTCTCGTATTTGTCCTGAGTGTCTACTTCAACTTGACTAAGCAACATGGCGTATGAAGACTTCATCTGTCGAGCTAATGTGTCAACTCGTGCGCTTCTCGAGAGTCGATTTCCTAGGGCATCTGACAGATACTTCATAGTCTGGCTGAAGGCACGGCGTGCACGTGTATTGTCCTCACTATCCTTGTCTCTGTAGTTCATCGCGTATATGCCCCATTTGGCCACCGATAAGAGCAGCTCTGATATCTCATTCCTCTGGGCTCCGTCTAAGACTAGCACGTCGTTGCCGCGCACGATCAACAT